GGCTTCGCGGGACTCCAAAAAATGGCTAGCTTCCTGCCCGTTCTGGCGTTTGCTGGCGATTTTTTGCACAACCCGGCGCGCCGCTCGGCGGGCGGATGGTGGGGGATTGCGTGGCTTTGGAGGCCCGTGCGTGAGGGGAATGGCGGTGGCCCGTGTGCGGGCGTGGGAGGCTCGTGCAGGCGCTTGGGCGGCCTTCCGCGCGGCGGGTGGAACGGAGCGTGCGGGGAATGGCGGCCTTCCGCGCGGGGAAATAGGCCACGCCGGGCAGGACTGGCGCGCCGCGATGAACACCAGCGGTTGAATATCGGTTGCGCGGGGTGGCCCGAAACCCGGCATTTTTGCATACCAGCGGTTGAATATCGTCCTCGCGGGGCGGGAAAGGCGGCTGCGGGCGGCACAGAACGGGAGCGAAACAGGAACGGAACGGGAACGGAATAGGGAACGAATCGAGAACGAAACGGGAACGAAATCGCCGGGGAAAAAAGGGGGGGGCCGTGAGCAGCGCCATGAATATTTTGCTCCGCTTCCCTCCTACGAAATTTTTCCGCATATGTTCATTAGTGTTTCCTGATATAAAAAATTCTGCAAAAAGGGGTTTTGGGGTGGTTGCTGTGGTGTGGTATTGTATGGGGCCGGTTAGTTGAGAGCCGGGAGATGGCTGTAGGAGATTTGGGATGTCGACGCATCGGGTTCCTGGGTCGGGGGTCACATTAACGACCAGATTTGGCATTGGTCTCGGCACGACGGGCACGGCATTGGGCTACCCGAGTGCGCCATACCGGGGGATATCCTCTGTCGAGGAGGATAGACCGGAGCCGTCGGCCGTCGTGGCGTCCGACTTCATGGAGAGGTTTGTGGAATACGCCAAGGAGAGGGGGGTTGACGAAAAGACGCTGCTGGCTGCGCCAACCCGTCTGTTCACGCTGTTTCTATGCGTCCGTGGCATCGAACAGGACGGCGAGAAGGACGACGATGTGCGCGCCAAGCTGGATGCGGAGTTGAAGCTGCTCCGACTGCCGTGTTGTGAAGCGGTTTCACAAATGCTTTGACATTTGTGGGTTGACGTGGATAATAGGATAGCGCGCTGGGTGTGGGGGATGGTTTACGGGTTTTGACCGCGCGCCGCCTCGCGCCGCGGCGCTTCGCAACGCAACGCAGCGCAACGCAACGCAACGCAACGACGATATTCTTTTGGATGGTTTGACCACGCCACGCAACGCCCCGCTACGCCACGCTCTGCCCCGCCGCGCCTCGCAACGCAACGACGATATTGATTCTGGGATTTTGAGGGACGGCGGCGAGCCGGTTGATCCGCGCAGCGCGTCCACGGGGGGTTGCACCCCCCGTTAATTAGCCCGCTTCGGCGGGTTTTTTGTTGGGCAAGGTGGATGAGACTGGTCAAGGTGACGTGGTTGGATCATGCGTCGTTTGCGCTGAACCAGTGGCAGAGCCTTGATGGTTTGCGTGAGTTGCGCCCGCAGTTGGTTGAGAGCGTCGGCTGGCTGGTTCACGAAACCAGGGATTTTGTGACCTTGGTTTCGACGGTTGGCGAGAACGAGGGGATGACCGGCGAGATTTGCATCGGGCGCGGGATGATACGGAGGATAGAGGCGATGGGATGCGGGAAGAAGAAGGGCGGCCGGAAAAAGTGAGGAGGGGCGGTGTCGGGAAGCGGGTGTTTGCGACACCCGCCGACATGCAGGCGCGGATTGACGATTATTTTGCGAAGTGCGCCGAGACGGAACGCTTCCCGACCGTGACGGGCTTGGTGCTTCATCTTGGCTTCAGGCACCGGCAGGCGCTTCACAAGTACGAGAATGGCGAAATCGGGATCGAGGATGGTCTCGCCGCCGAGTTTTCCGAGGTTGTCACCGCCGCCAAGATGCGGATCGAGGATGCGTGGACGCAGCGGCTGGCCGAGAGCAAGCAGGCATTGGGGCCGACGGTGTACATGCGGAACGTCTTCGGCTGGACCGGGACGGACAATGCGGCGCAGGGCAACGCGGCCTTGAAGGTCTCGATGGAGATCACCGACCAGGAGGCGGCCCGTCGGTTGGTGTGGATTTTGGAAAAGGCGACGCGGGAACCCAAACAGTTGGAGGACAAGTCCACGGAAGCCAAGGGTTAAGGCTGGTGGGACTAGTCGGAGCGGAGGTCGGTCATTCTGATTCCTGAGTATCCCCAGTTGTGGGGCGAAGATGTCGAGCAACGGGTCCGCGCCTTGCTGCCGGCGGACAGCCAAATCGCGGAATTGCCCGAAAAAGTGCAATTTTGCAGTCGGTGCGTGGTTTCCAATCAACGGCCGAGGATCGTTTTCGAGGATGGGGTCTGCTCGGCTTGTCGGTACAAAGCGTCGCAGGCCGCCGTCGATTGGAAGACCCGCGACGCGGAATTGTGTGAACTTCTCGATTCTTACCGGAGGGATTCGGGATGGGACGTGATCGTACCGACCTCCGGGGGAAAGGATTCGGGGCCGATCGCGCACCGGCTGAAGCACGAATACCGGATGCACCCGCTGGCGGTGAAGTGGGCGCCGTTCGGATATACGGACATTGGGTTCCAGAATTTCAATGCCTTCGTCCACAGCGGCTTCGATTGCCTCGTTGGGTGGCCGAACGGCTTCGTCCTGAGAAAACTGTCGCGGATAGCACTTGAGGTCTTGGGCGACGCATGGCAACCCTTTGCCTATGGGCAACTGAATTTCGCCATGCACATGGCGCTCCGCATGGGCATCCCCCTCGTCTTCTTCGGGGAGAACGGGGAAGCCGAGTATGGCGGCGACCCGTCGGCCAACGACAAGCCATGCTGGGGCTATGACGATTGGGAGCGGGTCTACCTCAAGGGCGCCGGGATCGACCGGCTGTTCGATATTGGGCTTGAGGTCGGGGCCTTCACCCGAGACGAGCGCCGGGAAATCTCGGAATTCTACAGGTTGCCGCCACGGGACAAGCTGGGCGGCGTCCAATTCCATTGGTTCGCCTATTACCGGAAATGGCATCCCCAGGGGAATTATTACTACGCCACGGAGAACACCGGGTTTACGGCGAATACGGAACGGTCGGAGGGCACCTATTCCAAATACGCCAGCCTTGATGACCGCTTTGACGGCTTTCACTACTACATGGCCTATGTGAAGTTCGGCATCGGTCGCTGCACATCAGACGCGGCCCACGAGATCAGGGACGGGGAGATCACGCGGGATGAGGGTGTCGCGCTGGTCAATCGCTTCGATGGCGAATTCCCGAAACGGCATTTCCAGGAATTTTTGTCGTATCTCAATCTGGACAAGGAACATTTCCGGCAGGTTTGCGACCGGTGGCGGCGTCCCGAGATATGGGACCGCGACGACCGCGATGAATGGGTGCCGCGCCACAAGGTTTCATAGGAGGGGAAAATGGCTTCCCGATACGGATTCGATTTCACGCCGATCGTGGGAACGACGGCGCCCAGCTTCAATTCCACGCTCGGTTCCTCGGGGGTTTACGCCCTGGAGGCGACCAGTACTGGCCGTATCTGGGCCGGAGGGAATAGGGCGGTACGTTTGGCGGGGCTGACCTCGACGCCGTTCTATTTCAGCGTCGGCACGGCCTCGACGACCACGACTGCGGCGGTCGGCGACAGCGAACTGGTGCATGGCGGACGTGGTGAGATCGTGCCGGTCGCGGGCAACATATCGCATATCGCGTTCCGATCCTCGACGGATGTCACGATCAACGTGACGCTGGGGTACGGCGGGAGATGACGCCTGTCGTCATCATGGCGGGCGGCAGGGGGGAACGCCTGCACCCGCTGACCGACAAGACCCCGAAACCCATGCTGCCGGTCGGCGGCAAGCCGATCCTGGAAACGGTGATCGACGGGTTCAAGAACCAGGGGTTCAAGAAATTCTGGCTCTGCGTCAACTACCGCAAGGAGTGCATCGAGGACTATTTCAAGGACGGCTCCGGGCGGGGTATCAACATCCGCTATACCCATGAACCGGAGGCGCTTGGGACGGCCGGGGCTCTGGCGCTGTTACCGAAATTCAAGGTGCCGTTCATCGTGCAGAACAGCGATGTCATTGCCAGCGTGTCCTACGCCGCACTGATGGAGCATCACGCCAGGGCGAATTGCCAAGCCACGGTTTGCCTGAGCCTGTACCAGCATCAAATACCGTATGGTGTTGTGCAGACCGAAGAGAATTTGTTCAAGGGTGTCAGGGAAAAGCCCATCGAGGACTTCCCGGTGATCGCCGGGATTTACGTTCTGGAACCATCCGTCGTCGATCTTGTGCCGCGTGGGGCAAGATTGGATATGCCGGACCTTCTGTTGAAGCTGGACAAGGTATCAGTGTTCGCCATCGAGGGATGGTGGGTGGATGTCGGACGGTTTTCCGACTATCTGAAGGCGAATGGAGGTATGGTTTGATCCTCGGGATCATTCCGGCGCGCGGCGGATCGAAGAGAATTCCGCGCAAGAACATCAGGATTCTCGGCGGAAAGCCGATGATAGCGTGGACGATTGCGGCGGCGAAGGCATCGATAATCAACCGCTTCGTGGTCTCGACGGAGGACTCGGAGATCGCCGATACCGCCGAGGCGTGGGGCGCCGAGGTCTTCAACCGCAATCCGAAGTTCGCCGAGGACGAAGCCTCGATCTACGATGCTGTTTTCGAGGTCATGGACGAGATACCCTCGACGTGGGTTGTCCTCCTGCATCCGACCTCGCCGCTGCGGACGGCCGCCGATATCGACGCCTGCATCAACCAATGCCTGATCAATTCGGCGCCGGCCTGCGTGGCGTGCGAATATACCGTTCCGGTGCCCAACGGGGCGGTGTACGTGGCGTATACGAGTTGGCTGCGGGAACACCGGAACTTCGACGGGCCGCGGACGGTGGTGTACCAGATGCCGTCATGGCGAAGCATCGATGTCAATGTCCAGGCCGATTTCGACCGGGCCGAACAATTGCTGAAAACACATGAATCCTGAGCTCCGCGCCGCTTGGTATCGACTATACGAGCCGCGCAGGCTCAAGATCGCGCGGTTCATGCACGAATACGAATATGTGGATGACGAACCGCTTGTCTCGGTGTTGCTGCCGACCCACAACCGAGCCGATCTGCTGGTCAACCGGGCATTGGCGAGCGTTTTCATCCAGACCTACGACAACATGGAGATCGTCGTTCTCGCCCATAACTGCACGGATGATACGATTTCGCGGGTAAAACGGCTGCGGGATCATCGAATCCGGCTCGTCGAGGTCAAAAAGCGCGGGAATTACCCGGATACTGCCGAAAATCGGTGGTTTTGCGGTCCCGTTGAACCGTTGAACGTCGGTTTGGGGCTTGTGAAAGGGCAATGGATCGCCAGAATCGATGACGATGATGTCTGGACGCAGACGCACGTCGAAAATCTGCTGGGTTTGGCGCGAAAAGGGGACTTCGAGTTCGTTTCCGGTGCCCACAACGGCCCGCACGGCGTCGTCAGGCCCTATCGTCTCGGGAAAACCGAGGTTGGCGGAACCCAGACATGGCTTTACCGTTCGTATCTGAGGTTTTTCCGCTACAATCCCGATTGCTGGCGGAAACGATGGAACCGTGTCAACGATACCGATATCCAAGATCGCATGTATTCCGCCGGGGTCAGGATTGGATACCTGAACAAGGTGGTTTGTGACGTTCTGCCGAGACCGGGTGAGACCGAAATCGGCCTGAAAGCGTATTTGAGCCCAGGAAATGGGGCATTTGGGACTGTAGGTTCACCAGCAAGTTAAGCAAGGAGCAAAGTCATGGCCTACACAATCCGAAAGTCCGTCGTGGGCAATCAGTTCGGGCTGAATTCCACGGGCGCCTTGGTCGACAAGAACGGCTACGGCGCGTTGATGAAAAACTCGACGGGCGCCATCCAGAGTTCATCCTCGGCGCTGTCGTTCGCCGGCACACTGGTGGTCGACGAAGCGTTCAGCCCCAAATTCGAGGTTGCCTCCTCGTCCGGCGCGACGGTTTCCGCCTACGGCATTACCATCATCAGTTCGGGAACAGCGGCCGCCCTCAACCTCGTCATGGCGGACCCGTCCACGGTGCCGAGCCTCAAGCATGTCTTCGCCGGGGCGTGCAGCGCGACCACGGTGCTGCTCAAGACGACCTCGACGGTGACGGTGTTCATGAGCACCCAGGATGTCGGCGCTACTGGGCTTCAGTTCGAGGTTGCCGGTGGAGTCATGGGCGAGAGTGTCGTTCTTCATGGGATCACGGTCGCCTCGGGATCGCCGCGCTGGGCCGTGCTCTATCGCACGGGAGGGGTGACGCTGGTAACGTGATGGAAGCAGTTGACTGGACGAATGATCCTCGGCCGGACGGCTATGATCCGGCCGAGGAGATTCCCGGCGGCCGGCGTCATAGGCTGCATTTCCCGGCGAAACCGGGCAAACATTCATTCGACAGGCTTTCCGACGAGGACAGGGCGAATATCGCCAAATTGGCGAAAGGGCGTAAATCGGTCATCGAGATCGGGACATTCATCGGGGGGTCCGCCGAGATCATCCTTGAGAACATGGACCCCGAGGGAAGGCTGGTATGCGTCGACACGTTTCGCGGGACGCCAGCCAACGAGACCAAGGCCATCCCTCGGGAAATCATGCTTTGCTATGCGCTTCAACGATTGGAGCCGCATGAGCATAGGCTGACCGTGATCGTCGGGAAAAGCCTGGACGCCGCGGCGTGTTTCAAGGACGGCATCGCCGACATGATCTTTCTGGATGCCGACCACAGATACAGCGCCGTGACGGCGGACATCGGGGCGTGGTTCCCCAAGCTGATGCCGGGCGGTGTTTTTTGCGGCCATGATTTCTACAAATGGGCTATCAATCGGGAATTGCCGCCTGGGGAACTTGAACTTGACCGGCAATCGGAACCGGAGACGGTAATCCATTGGGGCGTGACGATGGGTGTCTACGAGGCATTCGAGAAAAGCACGCTGCACGGTGGAACCAGTTGTTCAATCTGGAGCGCGGAGCAGGCATGGCGAAGAAAGCCGTAAAACCTATTGATGTTGTCAGGCCCGAGAAAAAGATCGCCATTTACGGAACAACCCCATCGCGCATGGAAGGCCCGATCGGGAAGCCGGATTGGAAGCACTGGACCATCGGGCCGGGCGGCAAGGATGTGCATCATTGGGACCGTCTTTTCGAGATGCACAACGTCTGGCCGGAGGATTTCAAGGGCTATCTCAACGACCTTTCCTTGGTGAAGCCGCCGCAGGAGGTGTTCACGTTCCGGCCAATGAAGGAGGCCATTCGGGACTGGGCCAAGGAACATAACAAGGATCAGGAAACCTTCGCCAAGGAGATTACTGGCGATTGGGCGGCGAACGTCGTTTTCCCGCGCCGTGTCATTGAGGAAATGTTTCCCCGCAGGATGTGGTTTTCGTCCTCGATTTCTTGGCTGATTGCCTTGGCGATTTACGAGGGTGCCACGGATATCGGGCTGTGGGGCATCGATCTTGAGTCGGGCGAGGAATATATTTCACAGTTCGTTGGTTGCGCCCATCTTCTCGACGTGGCGCGGCTCATGGGGGTCAATATCCACCTTCCGGCCGGATGCGGGCTTCTGAGAGACCCTAATCCCTATCCTGACCGGTACGAGACGCAATTCGCCCTCGAAACAGAGCGCAAGGTCAAGTATCTCCAACGATGCATCCGTGATCAGGAAGCCGAGTTGGAAGCGACGCGCTCCAATGCCTTGCGTGTCGAGGGGCGCCTTCTTGCCATGCGGGAATTGAGTTGCCCGACGGAGGCGATGAAGCCGCGCGAGGAAGAGTTGATGCGGATGAATGCCAACATCGCGCAGTTGGCGGCCAACGTCAACACACTGCACGGCGAACTCGGCAGCACGCAGCACTGGCGGCAAAGGTTCGTGATCGGGCTGTTGGACCCCTGCTAGATGGATCAGATAGCCGAAATCCTTGCGCGCTTGAAGGGCTTGAGCGCGAAGGACCGGAACGACCTCAAGAAACAGATCGTCGATGCCACACTGGCTCGGAAGTGGATTGCCAATCCCGGCCCCCAAACCGATGCGGTATTTTGCGCCGCAGATATTCTACTTTACGGCGGCTCTGGGGGCGCTGGGAAGGGGTTCAAGTCGGCCGAGCCGGTTCTTACGCCGTTCGGATGGCGCAAGATAGGGGATATCAAGATCGGTGATCGGTTGTGTGCGACCGATGGCACGACGACGCGAGTGATCGGCGTTTATCGCCGTGGCGTCCAGCCGATGTATCGGCTCTCGTTTGCTGACCGAACCAGCATTGAATGCGATGGCGATCATATTTGGCTGGCGTGGAATACGCAGCGCAGCCGTAAAATCGGCAATGCCAGAACCAACGGATGCCAAGCGGCCCAGAAATGGACGACGCGGCAAATCCATGAACACTACGGGGCCGGAAAAGAGCGATTGGCAATACCGCTGATTTCCAAGCCGGTGTGCTTCAATGTGGCCGGGAATCTCGTTGGACCCGGGGAGTACAGGAAAAGGAATTTCAGCCCCTATGCGCTCGGCGTTCTCTTGGGGGATGGGTATCTTGGCGAGAGGGGAGTGAAATTCTCGTCGGCGGACAGTTACATCATTGACCGGGTGGAAAAGGAACTTGGTGTCGAGTTGTCGCGTTACCAGACCAGAAGCGTGGCGTTCGATGTTCGAATCCCCAATCATGCCGCCATACCGTTTCTGACGGAAGTCGGCCTGATCGGGACGCATAGCGACACGAAGTTCATCCCACGCACATACCTTCTGGCGTCCGAGGATGAGCGGTGGTCCCTTTTGCAGGGGTTGCTTGATACCGATGGCACGGCTGACAAACGGGGCGGGATTTACTTCTGTTCGACCTCCGAACGATTATCCAACGATGTTGCCCACTTGGCTCGCTCTCTTGGCGCGATTTGCACGGTTTCATCCAAACTGCCGACGTTCACATACAATGGGCAAAAACGCACCGGGAAACGTTCGTTCAATATCAGGATAAAATTCGAGAACGGCGAACGGGCGTTTGGTCTGCCCAGGAAGAAGGAACGGGTTGCGGCCGTGGTTCCGCAATTCATGGGGAAGTCCATTGTTTCTATTGAAAAGATCGAGGATGCCGAAACGATCTGCATCGCGGTTTCCCATCCGAACAATCTTTATATTGTTCACGATTTCATCGTTACCCATAACACGGACCTGTTGGCTGGATTGGCTCTTACCGAACACAAAAGATCGGCATTGTTTCGCAGGCAGTACACCGACTTGGGCGCGCTTATCGAGCGCGTTCTGACACTCAATGGGACCAGGAAGGGGTTCAACGGACAACCGCCGGCGAGCCTGAAGACACCGGATGGCCGGTTGATCGAATTCGGCGCCGCCGGTAGCATGGAACAGGTCCAGACGTGGCAGGGCCAGCCGCACGATTTTCGCGGGATGGACGAAGCCTGCCAGATGATCGAGGCTGTGGTCCGCTTTCTATTGGGCTGGGTTCGCAACGCCGCCGACATGCTGGGCGCCGATACGGGGCAACGGTGCCGGGCGGTACTGGCGACCAACCCGCCGCTTTCGGCTGAGGGCGAATGGGTCATCGGCATGTTCCGGCCGTGGCTTGACTTGACCCATCAGAATCCGGCCCGCTTCGGGGAATTGCGATGGTTCGTCGTCGACCCTGATGGCAGGGACATGGAAGTCGACGGCCCGGATGACGTAAAAGAATGGCCGACGCGGGAAGGGGTGCCGAGCGTTCACCGGCCGCAGTCCAGGACGTTCATCCCCGGCAAGCTGTCGGATAACCCGTTTCTGGTTAATACGGGTTATCAAGCGACATTGGATTCGTTCCCGGAGCCGATGCGTTCCGCGATCCGGGACGGCAATTTCATGATCGCCCGCGAGGATTCGGAATGGCAGGTCATTCCGTCGCGGTGGATCATTGATGCGCAGAACCGATGGCAGTCCGTGCCGCCACATGTGCCGATGTGTTCCATCGGGGTCGATGTGGCGAGGGGCGGATCGAACCAGACCGTTCTTTCTCCACGGTTCGATACGTGGTTCGCGGAATTGATCGTCAAGGGCGGCAAGGAGACGCCGACCGGCTCCGACGTGGCGGCGCTGGTGTTCAAGAACAGAAAGGATCAGGCCGAAGTCGTCATCGACATGGGGGGTGGTTACGGCGGCTCCCCATATGATCACCTGAAGGCCAACGGAATCCCGGTGACTGGGTTCAACGGCGCCGATGCATCGAACGCCAGGACGAAGGACCGGAAGCTCGGGTTCTACAACAAGCGGGCGGAAATCTATTGGCGGTTCCGGGAAGCCCTGGACCCCGACCAGCCCGGCGGGTCGCCGATTATGTTGCCGCCGGATTCCGGGCTGTTGGGGGATTTGGCGGCACCGCATTACGAAGTGACGCCCAGAGGTATTTTGGTCGAGGACAAGAAGAAGATCATCAAGCGACTGGGCCGATCCACGGACAAGGGCGATGCGGTGGTCATGGCCTGGAGTTGCGGCCCGTCGTACCTCAGCCACGGCTCGGATTGGAAAGAACAGATCAAGAGGAAGTTCTTTCCGAAAGTCAATCGTGGGCATGATGCCCAGCGACGGCATTGAAAGGAAATCATCATGACTGGGTTGTTCAGCGCGCCGAAAATTCCGTCCCCACCCGTCATCGAGACGCCGCCGCCCCCGGAGCCGGAAGTCATGCCGGACCCGGAGGATGCGCTTTTGAAGCAGCGTAAGCGCCAGGAAGCGTCGAAGGCCACGCAGCGATCGGGACGGATGTCCACCATTCTTTCCGATGCTGGCGGCTCCGACAAACTGGGCGCTTGATGAAAAACGGCTTACGTTAGGAGGTTGCCATGGATTCGCGGGTCAAGGACTTGCTGGATGCCGGTGACCGTCTGTTCGACCGTCCGACGCTGATGAATTTCTGGCAGGAAGTCGCCTTGAACTTCTTCCCGGAAATGGCGGATTTCACGTCGAAAATAAGCATCAGCGATCGGATCGCGGACAATCTGACGACTTCCTATCCGGTCCTGGCCCGCCGTTCGCTTGGTGACGCCCTTTCCGCGTTGCTCCGTCCGGTATCGCTCGATTCCCCGTCGCCGGGGGTGTGGTTCTCGATTGCCGTGCCCGGCGTTGATGATGTGCAATCGCTGAAATGGCTGAAGTGGGCGACCGGCGTGCAGCGGCGCGCGATGTACGACCGCAAGGCGCGGTTCGTGCGGGCGACCAAGGAAGGCGATCACTCGTTCGTATCGTTCGGGCAGGCTCCGCTTTCGCTCGAATTGAGCCGGGATGGTAGCCGCCTTCTCTATCGTTGTCATCATCTGAAGGATGTTGCCTGGGAGCAGGACGCGGAAGGCGATTTCAACCACGTCCAGAGGAAGTGGCATCCCACGGCCACGCAATTGATGGCGACGTTTGGCGACAAGGTTTCAGCGAAGGTCAAGGATTTGGCGAAGAAGGAGCCCGGCAAGACGGTGAAATGCCGTCATATCGTGATTGCGGCCGATGAATACGAACGGCGCGGCGCGGCCGGAAAGAAGTTCAGAACGCCGTGGGTTTCCGTTTGGGTCGACGAGGAAAACGAGGCCGTTCTGGAGGAAGTCGGTTCCTGGTCGCGCACCTACATCATTCCGCAGTTCGTGACCGTTCCGGGTTCGCAGTACGCGATTTCCCCGGCCGTCGTCGCCGCGATGCCGGATGGTCGCCTGATCCAGGCGATGACGTTGACCATTCTTGAGGCGGCTGAGAAAAACGCCGACCCGCCGATGGTCGCCACGCAGGAAGTCGTACGTTCGGATATCAACCTGTTCTCCGGCGGTATCACATGGGTTGACCGGGAATACGATGAGAAGACGGGCGAAGCCTTGCGGCCCCTGGTCAATCCGAAGAGCGGCGAAGGCATGGCGACGGCGTTCAATCTGCGCAACGACACCCGCGATCAGATCGCCAAGGCATTTTTTCTGGATTCGCTTTCGCTTCCTCCGGCGAACGTCAAGGAAATGACGGCCTTCGAGGTCGGGACGCGGATTTCCGAATGGATTCGCCGGGCCATGCCGATCTTCGAGCCGATGGAGTTCGAGTACAACGGCGCCCTGTGCGAGGAAACGTTCGATCTTCTGATGCGGAACGGCGCGTTCGGCTCGCGCCGGGACATCCCGGAGGCTCTGAAGGGCAAGGATATCCAGTTCAAGTTTGAAAGCCCGTTGCACGAATCCAGCGAGCGCCGCAAGGGACAGCGGTTCATCGAGGCGCAGCAGATTTTGGCTCAGGCCGCGACGATGGATCAGAGCGTCATCGCCAAGCTCGATGTCGGCAAGGCGATGGATGATATCCTGAAATCCTACGGTACAGTCGATTGGATGCGCGATCAGGGCGAGATCGATGCCATGAATGCTGCGAGTGCTCAACAGGCGCAGGCGGCGAACATGATGGCCGGGGTTGGTGGCATGGCGGAAATCGCAAAGAACGTCGGGAGCGCGGTGAAGGACTTTGCCGGCGCGCGGGGAATGAATGGCTAGGACGCCGGGAAGCCTGCCGGCGGCGGGAAGGCCCCCGGCCGGGGCTCCATGGGCACCAGCGAAATACACCGTTGCCCAAGCCGCCGCGGTTCAGGCGTTGTCGCATGGCACGGCCGACAAGGAACAGCAAATCCGGGCGCTCAAATGGATCGTCGAGGATGTTTGCGGAACCTATGACATGAGCTACCGGCCGGACAGTACCCGGGATTCCGATTTCGCCGAGGGCAAGCGGTTCGTCGGCAATCAGATCGTGAAAATGACCGTCCTCAACATAGCAAATCTAAGGAGCGAAAATGGCTGAAGAAACAACGACGACCGAAACCCCGAAAGGCGCGGAAGTCGCTGCGGAGACCACCAAAACGACCACGGAGACGACGAAACCGACCGGCGGGACGCTGGCCGAATCCGTCGATGATGTTCCGGCGAAGGCGCCGCCGACGTGGCCGGACAATTGGCGCGAGTTGGGCGCGTCCGGCGATGAGAAGGTGCAGAAACTTCTCAACCGGTATTCGTCGCCGCAGGGCGTCATCAAGGCGCTTATTGCTGCGCAGAAGAAGATTTCCTCCGGGGAGATCCCGAAGCCCAAGCCGGAGGGCGAAGACCCCGAGGCCATGAAGGCATGGCGGGCCGAAAACAACATCCCCGAGAAGCCGGATGATTACTTGTCCGGTATTCCCGATGGTGTCGTGATCGGCGAAGAGGACAAGGACATTTCCGCCGACTTTCTCAAGGCCATGCACGCGAAGGACGTTCCGGCGGCCATCGTTCACGATGCCCTGTCGTGGTACATCGGAATCAAGGAAAAGCAGGCCGAACAGCAGAATGAGCGCGACAAGAAGTTCCGGGCCGGGTCCGAGGATGTCCTTCGGGAGGAATGGGGCGACGAGTATCGCGGCAATCTGAACGGGATCGTTTCCGTGATAAACCAGTTCGGCGACGACAAGTTGCGGACCCGGATGTTCGCGGCGCGGATGGCGGACGGGACGCCCTTGGGGGATGATCCTGATTTCCTGCGGTTCATGGCGAGTGTTTCACGTGAAATCAACCCGCGCGGTACGGTGGTCCCGACCGGCGGCCAGACCGTGACGCAGGCGATCGAGGCGGAAATCGAGCAGCTTGAGAAGGAGATGGCGGACACCAAGGGCCGGACCTATGACTACTACAAGAATCCGAGGAAGCAGGAGCGGTATCGGGAGTTGCTTGACCTGCGGGATCGGCACAAGGCGCGGGCAGTTTGATGAGGCCGATTTACGACAACACCGTGATCCAGATCGACATTTCCGATGGGGCCTGTCATCTGCGGTGCGCCAACTGCACCCGGATGATCGGCCACCATCGGAACCCGGCCTTTATGCCGATGGATGCGATAATCACGGCCATCGAATCGCTGGACGGCTTCACAGGACAGATCGGCATGATGGGCGGGGAGCCCGCGCTGCACCCGCAGTTTCTTGAGGTTCTTACCGTCTGGCGGGAAATGGTGCCGCGCCGCCGTCGGGCCTTATGGACCTCGGGTTGGAAATGGCGGCAATACAAGGCCGACATCCTAGCCACATTCGACAAGGATTTGATCCATTACAACGACCATACCCAAACCACCGGGAAACACCAGCCTCTCTTGGTGGCGATCGACGAAGTGGTTGATGACGAGGAATTGCGGCGCATTCTCATCGACAACTGTCCGTTCCAGCTTCATTGGAGCGCGGCGATCAACACAAACGGGGCCTTTTTCTGTGAAATTGCGGCGGCCAATGCCAGGGTGTTTGGATTGAAGGGGTACGATGTCGTGCCCGGCTGGTGGAGGAAAATCCCGGCCGAATTTCGTGATCAGGTTGAAACATTCTGCAATAAATGCTCCGGGGCGTTGCCTTTGCCGAAATTCTCGGACGGGCGCGGCGGTCGGGACGAGGCGACAATCGACGTGATTTCGCCCGGCAATCTTGAACGGCTCAAGGCGATGGGGTCGCCGAAAGTCGCCAAGGGCAACTACAGGATTTGGGACAAGAAGCTGTCCCGCACCGAGATCGAGGGGATGCAAGAGGGCTGGCAACCGAGGGAGTTTCGGGATTTCGAGGCCCATTCCCCGGAAGACGTTTGCAAGGCTATTGCAAGTTAACTGAAAATTTGTTAAGTTATCCAAAATCCGGTTATCCGCATAGCGACCCGGATCATTGACCATACCGACGCAGCGCCCTGCGTTGCGGGTTAGCGGCCCCACCGGCCGGCAATAAGCAACAAGCAATTCTCGGTGGAAACCCCCGGACTCCGCAAACGGCAGTCATCCGTAGGCATCGGTTCCGTTCAACCCCATGTTGGAGGAACCACATATGGCTTCCACTGCTTTCCAGACGCAGTATCGTCAAGAATTCATTCATGGGTTCGAGGACAGGCAGTCGATCCTGCGTGCGACCACCGTTCAGGAAGCACAGATCAAGGGAAACACAGCGGTTTTCCTGGTCGCCGATTCCGGTTCGGCCACGGCGCAGACACGCGGTGTCGATGGCTTGATCGCGGCCCGAAACGACAACCTCACCCAAAACACCTGCACGCTCCGCGAATGGCATGACTTGCCTCGCAAGACCTACTTCAACATCTTCGCCAGCCAGGGCGACCAGAAGCGGATCATGCAGGAAACCTCGATGGCGGTCATCAATCGCAAGATCGATGACATTATCATCGCGGAACTCGACACGGCGACGAACGACACTGGCACCGCGACAACCGCGAGCCTCGATCTCGTGGTCTATGCCCAGACCGTCCTCGGCAACAACTTCGTCGATATCACCGACGAAGACAACCTGTTCGCCCTGGTGTCGCCGGCGTTCTTCGGCATCATGATGCAGACCACGGAGTTTGCGTCCGCCGATTACGTCGAGGTCAAGCCGTTCACTGGCCCGGCCCGCCGGTTCCGGCGTTGGTGCGGGTTCAACTGGATGACGCATCCCCGTCTGACCGGCTCCATCGGCGCCGGTTCGGACAGCACGTCGGAACAGTGCTACTTCTACCATCGCAACGCCATTGGTTGTGCCGTCGACAAGGCCGGCCTGGACAGCGTGGTTGGCTATGATGAGGAGCAGGCATACTCGTTTGTCCGCACCTCGGTTATCATGGGCGCCAAGTTGCTCCAGAACAGCGGCGTCGTGATGGTCAAGCACAACGGCTCCGGCTACACCGCTCAGTAAAGGAGGAGGGTAAGATGGCTTTTTCCTACGAGGGTACGACTTCCACATCGCCCAATCCTCCGCGTCTGATGTCGCAGACTATCGCATCGACGGCCGGGCGGACTTGGGTCTACACGTCGACGGCCGTTTCTTCGGATATCTCGGCCGCCGGCCTCATCACCGACGGCTACTACCTCGGCATGAAGGGGGGCGACATGCTCATCCACTTCACGTCGACGGGTGGTGTCGTCACATCCCACAGCGTGCTCACCGTCACATCGACGGGAGTTACCTTGAGTGCCGGGACCACGATCGGTCTCGGATCGTGATCTTTCTTCTACAGTCCAAACTTGACAGGGCGGCCTTTGTGCCGCCCTATCTTTAGGAGGAATCATGGAAACTGAAACTGAGACCCGGAAATTCGTCGCGCCAGTACAGAAGAAACGGCTTCACGAAGGAAAACTGAATATCGCCACGCAGGTCAGGCGGCATTTGTTCGCCTATCTCCCCGTGGGAACGGTCGAGGCCGATATCCTGAATCCTGACTTCTGGGCGCACGTATCCGCGCAGGTTCAGCCTTTGGATATCGTCGAAACCATCTGCGAAGACGGCAGTTGGGAAGGACTCTACAGGGTGATGTACGTCTCCAAGGGGGACGTGCGGCTGCACCGGCTCTACATGGTCGCCCACAAGACGCTTGTCGAGGCGGTCTCAGGCCCCGGATACGACATCGCGTGGAAGGGGCCGGTCGCCAAGTGGGCAATCATCAAGGCCGATACCAAAGAAATCGTCAAGGGCGGCTTCTTCCCGAAGGATGCCGCCGCCGAAGCCCTGAAAGACCTTCTCAAAAACCTGAAGGAGTAGGCCATGGCCCAGAACCAATTGGCCGTTTACAACATCGCCATGCGGGCGCTTGGCGAGCGGTCCATCGGATCGCTCACCGAGGAAACCGAGGCGCGGCGCGTCATGGACGAAATCTGGAATTCCGGTGACGGTGCCGTGAAGTATCTTCTCGAACAGGGCCATTGGGATTTCGGGACGCGGGCTGTCCTGATCGACTCGGACGCGGACATTACTCCATCGTTCGGGTACAGCTACGCTTTCACGCGGCCGACCGATTTCGTTTACCTCAACGCGCTGTCGGCCGATGAGTATTTTTCGGTCCCCCTCACGGACTATGAGCCGGAGGGGGCCTATTTTTACGCCGATGTCGACCCGCTTTACATGAGTTACGTCTCGGACGATGCCAGTTACGGGTCCGACATGACCAAATGGCCGGAATCGTTCATGTTGTGGAGCGGGCACTGGATGGCCGTACAGGCGGCTCCCCGGCTCAAGAACGATCTCGACATGGAGCGTCTTGAAAAACGGACGACGCGGCTGTTGTCCGATGCCCGGTCCAAGGATGCCAATTCGGCGCCGGCCCGGTTCCCGCCGATGGGGGGGTGGGCGTCGGCGCGACTGGGCGGCAGGGTGCGCCGTGACAGGGGAAGCCGCTCGCGGCTGATCGGATAAATGACCCGCCAGAACGTCCCGCTGCATACATTCAATCGAGGACGCATCTCGACGCTGGCGCTTGCCAGGACCGATCTTGATCGCACGCGGATGTCGGCGGAAATCCAGACCAATTGGATGCCGAGAACGTTGGGGTCGATGATGCTCCGGCCAGGCCTGGGGTACATCAACGAGACCTACAACAATCTCAGATGCCGCATGGCGCCCTTCGTGTTCCGGGCGACCGACACGGCGATGATGGAATTCACGTCGACTCGCATTCGGTTCTACATCAATCCGCCCTATACGACATCCACGAACGGCGGGTTGATGACGCGGAGTTTTGTCAAGTCGTCCGCCACGAATGGGACCTTTTCATCGAGTCTTACCGGCTGGACGGATGCCGACGATTCCGGTTCGTCGTCGATCTGGGTGACGGGCAACTACATGGGCTTGGCCGGCACCAAGTACAAGACGGCACGGCGCCGGCAGGAAATCGCTGTTCCGGCGACGGATACGAACGTCGAGCACGGTATCCGCATCACGGTCGAGCGTGGCAAGCCGAAGGTCAAGATAGGCTCTGCGGCTGGCAATGATGATTACGTTGTCGAGACTGAACTTCGGCCCGGAACCTATTCATTCTGTCTCGTGCCGAGCAGCAACATCCACGTCGAATTTTCGGCGAATACGGAATACCTGAGCCTAGTCAAATCCATTGCGATCGAAAGTACGAACGTCGGCTTGAGCGAAACCGGCGTGGTCAGCCTTCCGGCGCCGTGGGGGGAATCGGACCTTGATAACCTCCGGTGGGAGCAGTCCGGCGATGTGCTGTTCTTGGCCTGCGGCTCAACCGTTCCGCAGCAGAGGATCGAACGATACGGGGCTGGTTCGTCGACTGGTTCATGGGCCATCGTGGATTACGTGACCGAAGACGGGCCGTTCGGCAACATCAATACGGGAAGCAAAAGGATCAACCCGAGCGGACTTTCCGGCGATATCACGCTTCAGGCCAGCGAGCCGCTGTTTCACAAGACGAAGCATGTCGGTGCCCTGTTCCGGTTGACATCGGTCGGACAGGATGTGCAGACGAATATCACGGGCAGCGATCAGTGGTCCGATGACATCCGGGTTTCGGGCGTCGGCAGCGGCCGTCAGTTCTCGATCCTGATTACGCAGTCCACCGGGTTTACCTCGACGATCCGGGTTCAACGTTCTGTTGGGGAGACCGGAAGCTGGTCGAATGTTTCCGGCCTGTCGTATACGTCGACGCAGGACACGACCTATACGGATTCGCTGGACAACCAGATTGCGTTCTACCGCATCGGTGCCGGCTCGACGGACTACACGGATGGCACGGCGCACGTCGAATTGAGTTACTCGGCCGGCGGCATCACGGGCGTTGCAAAGATCGTCGCTGTGACATCCTCGACGAACACCGATTCGACCGCTGCGTCCGCAATCGTTTTGAACAATCTGGGTTCGACGGCGGCCACGGACCTCTGGAGCGAGGGCGACTGGTCGATCCTGCGGGGCTATCCATCAGCGGTCGCTTTCCATGAAGGCCGACTGTGGTGGGCCGGGAAATCGAAGATATGGGGGTCTGTCTCGGACGCCTATGAGAGTTTCGATCCCGACACGGAAGGGGATTCCGGGCCGATCAATCGGTCCATCGGGTTCGGGCCGGTGGATAAAATACAATGGATGACCTCGCTTGGACGGCTGATCATCGGAACCGGGGGTAACGAGATACAGGTCAAGACTGGGACTCTGGACGACCCGATCACGCCGACGAACTTCAACCTCCGCGCGGTGTCCAACCAAGGGTCCGCCAACGTTCAGGCCGTTACGATCGACAATCGCGCCTTGTTCACGCAGAGGGGCGGAACACGGGCGATGGAGACGGCCTATTCCGGCAATTCGCTGGATTACGAGACGGCCGACCGCACCGTTCTGATCCCCGAGATGGGGAACCCGTCTTTCACAAAAATGGCCGTTCAGCGCCAACCCGATACACGGCTGCATTGCGTGCGCGGCTCTACGGATGGTACGGTTGCCGTGCTGGTTTCGGACCCGGCTGAGGATGTGACGTGTTGGGTGGACATCAACACGGGAGATGCCGATGGCGTGAATGGCGTCGTCGAGGATGTTGTGGTTCTGCCCGGAATCGGAGAGGATTCGGTTTTCTATCAGGTCAAGCGCGAGATCAACGGTTCAACGCATCGGTTCATCGAGAAGTGGGCGAAGGAATCGGAGGCCGTCGGCGGTCCGATCACGAAGCTGGTTGATTCCCATATCGTGCAGGAATCGACGGCGACGACGCTTGTTACCGGGCTTGACCACCTTATCGGTGAGACGGTGGCGGCGTGGGGGGGCACCGGCAAGGATTTGGGGACGTATACAGTCGTCGCGTCGAGTTCCGGCTCCACGCAAGGGCAGATCACTCTGTCCGAAGCCTCGACAAGCACGGTGGTCGGGCTTCCGTACACGGCGTGGTTCAAGTCGGTCAAGCTGGCCTATGCGGCACAGATGGGAACGGCGCTGACGCAAAAGAAGCGGGTAAACCATTTGGGCCTGATCGCGCAAAATCTTCATGCGCGCGGCTTGCAGTTCGGTCCGGCGACATCGACGAGCATTTACGGATTTGACAATCTGCCGCCGGTCGAATCATCGGCGGTTTCCACGGACACGGTGTACTCGGCATACGATGAAACGCCGATTCCGTTCCCCGGAACGTATGATACAGATAGCAGGATTGTGTTGAAGGCGGCCTCACCGAGGCCGGCAACGGTGTTGGGAGCAATCATTGACATCGAAACGAAGGAAAAAGTCTGAACTGACGATCCGTTCGGCAACGGGTGCCGATTTCCTGGCGTTCTACGGAACGGAGCCGCCCCTGACGGTGCGAGCCATCGCGGCAGTGAAGGATGGCCGTGTAGTCGGTATTGGCGGGTACTACCTGGACAACGGCATGGCGGTGGCGTTCACGGACATCAACGATGAAATGACGAAGCGTGACAAGATCGCCGGAGGAAGGGCGGTCATCAACTTGTTGAAGCGGTTCGGCGGCCGGATTGTCGCCGAGCCGGGAGAGAATGGACCTGTAGCCATGAAGCACTTCGGGTTCACCGAGAGAGGCGGGGTCTGGGGCTATGACCGGAATTGAACTGTTTACTGTTGCCGGGACGGCCGTAACGCTTGGGGATGCCGCCTTGGCGGCGTCAACGCTTATTGGTGCGGCCGGGGCGATACAACAGGGGCAAGCCCAGAAAGCGTATGGGCAGGCTCAATACAATACTGCCGTCCAAGCCCAGAAGATGGCCGAGAACCGCGCCCAAGCTATGGAGCGGCAGGCCGGGCAGGAGCGGGCATCATCGCAGCGGGCCGCTATCGAGGACCGGCGGCAATCCCGGCTGGCTACGTCACGGATACAGGCGGTTTCGGCGGCCGGTGGCGGCGGCGCGCTGGACCCGACAATCACCGACATTACGGGTGACGTGATGCGGCAGGGCGATATCGCCGCGATGACATCGCTTTACGAAGGCGGCGAGCGCGCCAAGTCGCTGGAATACGGTGCCGCGCTGGAAAGAGCGGGCGGTCAAGGCGAACTCTATGCTGGACAAGTGGCGCGAGCGATGGGCAACGCGGCGGCCAGCCGGTCCTATTTGACCGCCGGCGGCAATATCCTTGCCGGATACGCTGGTCTTGAGGAACGTTGGGCCAAGCGGGCGGCGAGGAATACGCTTCTGGAATCCGAAGGTGGAAGCTCGTTGTACCGGCGGTACGGGAGCGATCCGATCTACGACAGTGATTATTGGTAGGAGATTGAGATGCCGATGATTCCTGACGACCGTGGCGCGCGGCCGGTTCCGCGTCCGAGTTTTGCGGTTCCCGGCAGCGAGGGTGCCGTACCGGGGTTGCGACGCGCGGCGGTGATTGGCGCGCAAGGGCAGATGGACGCCGCGAGCGATACGGTACGCGGAGCGCAGACATTGGGCCGCGCATCCGAATCGTTGAAGGCGGGCGACGCGGCGCGGGCGGCGGCGCTCGCCCGTATCCAGAGTCGAGAGGATTCCATTGCCAACATCAATGCGGTATCGGCTTTCGACCGTCAATCCAACGACGAACTGATTCGCGTCAGCGGGGAAGA